ATAAAAGAGGTGGTTTTTATAATTGGCATACAGATTCATCTTTGAATCCTGCAGTGCCTTTTCGAAAATTATCTATTACAGTAAACCTATCTCATCCAAAAGATTATGAAGGTGGTAACTTTGAAATAAAAAATCCACAAGGGCAAGAACTAAAGATGCCTTTGGGGCAGTTGAGAAAAAGAGGAACAGTAATTATTTTTCCTTCCTTCCTACAACATAGAGTTACCGAAGTAAAAAGAGGGACACGATACTCACTCGTTCAGTGGTATAATGGTCCCGAGTTTAAATAGGAGATAACATGGCAAATCATGTATATTTTAATATAGATGTATCTACAAATCTTACTGACGAACAGTGGAGCGAATCTTTTCTAGAAAAAGAAGTCACTCGCCAGTGGGGAGATAACGAACCCTACCAAATAATGGAGTTTGTAGAACTAGAAAATCAACCATTTATGCAAAGTGCAAAACCTAAGTTTGATAAAGACGGGCATCTTGAAGATAGTTGGAACTGGTATGTTGACAATGTTGGAGCCAAATGGTGTAATATAGAGGAAACCCATAACGGGTACATAACAGGTTACTCGGCTTGGAGTCCTCCATATAATATGGCGCAGAATGTTGCAAACTATATAGCAGAAACGTATGGAGAAACAGTGTACATAAAAATGACTTATGAAGATGAGTTTAGAAACTTTATCGGAGTATATCATATTGAAACTCTGTTAGATGAAGATGGCAAACATTTTCTTGATGATAATGACAATTATCAAGAGGATGGCGATATCACTTGTGTTATGGAAGAAGTCCTCGGCGAAGGCTATGCAGACAATGATGAATTTGAGTGGCACGAGCCTTGTACAAATTTACTAACAGGAGAGGAGATTTATCCTTACGAGTATCTCGATGAAGTTGTGTACAACTTTTTCGAGACTGGCGACTTAGTACCACTGGACTAAATGAAAGCAGTTCTTTCCAATCGCATTTACCTAGAGTGCACTAACGAATATCAGTCGTTTCTCGATGAAGAACTGACATATTCGATACCACCTCGAAGACCAACTGATCCGCCTATCATCATTAAGAATATGGGCGTAATTAGATCAGGTTTGGTTTCCATACCGATTGGAAGAACGGATCTTATACCAGAGGATTACGAAATAAAGGATAAGCGGAATGATATACCAATCAAACCCTTTGACTTTAAGTTCACTTTACGAGACTCTCAACAGTCCGTATATGACGAAGTTCAAGACAGTTGTATAATCAACGCTTGGGTAAGCTGGGGTAAGACATTCACTGCGTTAGCAATCGCAAATAAATTGCAACAAAAGACACTCATTGTTACTCATACATTAGCATTAAGAGGACAGTGGGAAAAAGAAGTACAAAAAGTCTTCGGGGTCACGGCGGGTGTGATTGGCTCAGGAAAGTTTGACATGAACAAGGAAATTGTCGTTGGAAATGTACAAACTTTATACCGAAATATCGACAAAATCGTAGGAGAGTTCGGTACAATTATATTGGATGAGATGCACCATGTATCTTCACCAACTTTTACACGCATCGTGGACGCTTCGAAGGCACGCTACAAAATAGGACTGACTGGAACAATGCAGAGAAAGGATGGAAGACATGTAGTCTTTCGTGATTACTTTTCAAATACTGTATTTAAACCGCCCAAAGAGAACTATCTTACTCCACGAGTTGACATAGTACACTCGGGGATTCGCTTTATGGATGGCAATGTTGATTGGGCAAATCGAATCAACGCACTTGCGTATGATTGGGAATACCAAAATACAATGGCAATGCTTGCAGCGAGTTATGCCGCAAAAGGGCACAAGGTGTTACTTGTAGCGGATAGAGTAGATTTTCTAAAGAGTTGTGCAAGACTTGTGGGAGATAACGCAATCTGCGTAACAGGAGATGTTCCTCACGAAGAACGTGGCAAACTGATAAAACAAATCTTTTCTGATAAAGATATACTGTTTGGAACACAAAGTATATTTTCAGAGGGTATTAGTGTTGATTGCCTAAGTTGTCTTATTTTGGGAACACCCGTAAACAATGAGCCTTTGCTCACACAGTTAATCGGGCGTGTTATAAGAATGAATGAGGGAAAGCTGCAACCTGTGATAGTAGATATCAATCTAGAAGGTCGTACAGCTAGAAAGCAGGCATCTGCGAGAAGGGGATACTACATGCGACAAGGGTATGAAGTATCAGATATATAGGAGTGAAAAATAGTACTTGACACGAGGTCAAGAATTTGTTATAATATGTTATTCTATAATTGGGAAAAAGTAAAAAAGGAAAGCAATGGGAGTGTCAAAGATATTATGACAATCCTACATATACTTACCTATAAACTTCCACCAGTGAATAGACATGATAGAATATATAAGTTTTGGACTAAAAGTTTTCATGGACATAGTTTCCTAGTAAACCCCGAGGCATTATTCATTCAGCGTAGGAGATATTCAGATGCAGAGATTGTGCAGTATGCAGGTATCGCATCATTGCGTAATTATTTTGAATATCAAAAAACAAAAGATACCAGATTAGACCTCCTCCACTTTACAGGGGATGAGGACAGTATTAAAAACAATAGATTACTACGAATAGAGGGATATTATATACACTTTCTATTTGAAGAAATCACTTTAAAGGAACTAAAATGGCAATAAAATTTAATCAAGCTAAGGGCGAAGCCCAAAAAAATAAAATCGACAGTTATCAATATGTCGAAGGCGACAACATGGTAAGAATGGTTGGGGATATGCTTCCTCGCTATGTTTACTGGTTGAAAGGCGAAAACGGTAAGAATTTACCATTCGAGTGTCTATCATTCGATAGAGACGCAGAAGCATTTACCAATGTAGAGAAAGACTGGGTAAGAGAATATCATCCAGAATTGAAATGCGGTTGGGCATATGCGATTCAATGTATCCACGATGGAAAAGTCAAAGTACTAAACTTAAAGAAAAAATTACTCGAGCAGATAATGGTTGCAGCAGAAGATCTTGGCGATCCAACTGACCCTGAAACTGGCTGGGATGTTTACTTTAAGAGAGTAAAAACTGGACCGATGGCTTATAATGTTGAGTATCAACTACAAGCTCTGAAGTGCAAACCAAGAGCCTTGACTGAAGATGAGCAAGCATTAGTTGCTGAACTTAAGTCAATGGACGAAGTACTTACTCGACCAACCCCCGATGCACAGAAAGAACTTCTCGACAGATTAAGAGAAGGAGCATCAAACGAACCTGATGAAACAGTCACAGACGAGTTTGATATCAAATAGGAGTAGATTATGTTAACAGTAGGCAACGATTTTCCGAACTTGCACATGCAAGGAGTAAATGAAGAAAACGAAATTATTGATGTAGATGTATTATTGAACGAATGGTCAGTAGTATACTTCTATCCAAAAGATTTCACCTTTATTTGCCCAACAGAAATATCAGAAATGGACAAGTTATGTAGCGAAGCTGATGTTATTGGTGTAAGCGGAGATAACGAATTTTGTAAATTAGCATGGAAGAAAGATAATTCTCTTATCAGAGACATTAATCATATTCTTGCAGCAGATTGCGGTCTTACGCTTTCTCGAAAACTAGGAATAGTAGACGAAGAAAATGGAGTATGTTATCGAGCAACTTTTATAATCGATCCCGAAGGGGTAATACAACATGTATCAGTAAATGCATTAGATACAGGAAGAAATGCAGACGAAGTTTTACGAACACTACAAGCTTTAAAAGCTGGTGGTCTTACAGGTTGTTCTTGGACACCAGGAGACGAATTCGTAGGATGATTCTATTCACTGCAGATTGGCATATTAAACTTGGACAAAAGAATGTACCTGTAGCTTGGGCGTGCTCACGCTACAAGTTATTCTTTGAACAGATTTATGATCTTGAAAAAGATATTGATTTGCACATCATTGGTGGGGACTTATTCGATAGAGTCCCCAGCATGGATGAACTTACACTTTACTTTGACTTTGTAAAGGGCGTCAGTGTTAGAACTATCATTTATGATGGTAACCATGAAGCAACAAGAAAACACAAAACTTTCTTTACAAACTTAAAAAAAGTTACAACAGAACTCAATCCTCTAGTAAAAGTGATTGATGAAACAACATATGGGGAAATGGTTCCTCATGATTATGCAATATTACCCTATACAGATTTACATAAAAAGAAAAGTATAGAAGATATTGATGCAGATATATTATTTACTCATGTTCGTGGTGAGATACCACCTCATGTACAACCTGAAGTAGATTTAGATCGTTTTGACAAGTTCAAAGTAGTATTCTCAGGTGATTTACATGCACATAGTAATACACAAAGAAATATAGTATATCCTGGCAGTCCTATGACTACAAGTTTTCATAGAAAGAATGTGGAAACTGGATACTTATTAATAGATAATAAGGACTGGAGTTGGACATGGCATAAATTTAATTTACCACAATTAATTCGTAAAACAGTTACAGATCCTAGTGAAATGATTCAAACAGAGTGGGATCATACAATATATGAAATTGAAGGAGATGTATCTGATCTAAGTAATATCAAAAATAGTGAATTACTTGATAAAAAAGTTATAAAAAGAAAAACAGAGGCAACTCTAATATTAGGTCAAGACATGACAATCGAAGAAGAATTAGGCGAGTACCTAAGCTATATATTAGAGTTAGATGAAAGTAAAACAAAAAATATATTAGGAGTGTTTAGTGATTACGCTAAAGAAGCTGGAGTGGAGTAATTGTTTTAGTTATGGTTCGGATAATATACTTGACTTAAATGACAGTATAGTTACTCAGCTAGTCGGAACAAATGGAACAGGAAAAAGTTCAATCCCGTTAATACTTGAAGAAGTATTATTCAATAAAAATTCCAAAGGAATTAAAAAAGCAGATATACCAAATCGTGAAGTCAATAATGGCTATGATATAGCTTTGTCTTTTTCTGTGAATGATGATGAGTACTTAATTGATGTTGTTAGACGCACAAATATAAAAGTAAAATTATATAAGAATGAAGAAGATATATCAAGTCATACAGCAACTGCAACATATAAAACGCTAGAAGCAATTATTGGAATTGACTTCAAAACATTCTCGCAGATAGTATATCAGAATACTAATGCCAGTTTGCAGTTTTTGACAGCTACAGACACAAATCGTAAGAAATTTTTGATCGATCTACTACAGTTAGATAACTATGTAAAATTCTTTGAAGTTTTCAAGGAATTATCACGAAATTTAGCTGGAGACGTTTCTCGCATACAAGGGAAAATTGACACAATCGATAAGTGGTTATCAGATAATTATTTGGAAGATACATCACTACTTTCAAAAATGGAATTACCATTTTACTCGGAAGAAGATGAAGAAACTCTGCGTTCTTTACAAATAGAATTTGAAAATATCTCTGAAATTACGAAAAAAATTAACCAAAATAATTTATACAAAAGCCAGTTGGAGTCTATAGATTTAGGACTTGCGAAAGAGTACGTTTCTGAAAATGAATGGCAAGACACAGAACATCTACTTCAACAGATTGGAGAAATAAAATCACAAGGTAGTCAAGAAGTCCGTATGATCAAAAAGTATACTGACTTGTTAGATGTAGATGATGCAGGCTGTCCTACTTGTGGTCAAGAAATAGACCTCGCATTTATAGAACAAGAGTTAAAAAAACACCAAGAAACAAAAGAGGAATATACAGCTCAACTAGAGTTAGTAAATGATAATCTTGGAGAGATAAATAAAGCAAATCTTCTACTCAAAGAAATGCAACAGAAGATTAGTAACTGGGAAGAAATATACAGACAAATAGACCACAGTCTTCCCACTGAAGTACCAAACGATACAGAGTTAACAGAAAAGATAACAAAACTTAAAACTCGTATTCGAGAAAGACAAAGTAGAGTTGAAGAAGTAATTGCAGAAAACGAAAGAATAGAAAGACATAATACAAGACTTGCAATTATTGAAGAACAACAAACAGATTTTGAAGAACAACATAAAAGTTTAACTACTGATATAACAGAAGTAGAAGATAAACTTGGTCATGTTGAAATTTTAAAGAAAGCATTTAGTACTAATGGACTACTTGCTTATAAGATTGAGAACTTAGTAAAAGATCTCGAAGAATTAACAAATGAATACCTCGCAGAGTTATCAGATGGCAGATTTAGTTTACAATTTGTAGTATTAAATGACAAACTAAATGTAGAAATAGATGACAATGGTAAAACAGTAGATATCTTAGCTTTGAGTGCTGGAGAGTTGGCACGAGTTAACACATCTACTCTTTTAGCAATTCGTAAATTGATGAGTAGTATTTCTAAGTCTAGAATTAATGTATTATTTCTTGACGAAGTTACAAATGTACTCGACGAGGGCGGAAAAGAAAGATTAGTAGAAATTCTACTGAGAGAGGAAAATTTGAATACTTATATAGTATCACATGGTTGGACACACCCACTATTGTCCAAAATAGACATAATCAAAGAACAGAAAATTAGTCGACTCGATGGTTAATCCTAGACAGAAAGGCAATCGAGGCGAGCAGCAAGTTATATCTATGATGGATAGACTTACTGATGAATCATGGACACAGACACCTGGATCTGGTAGTGGGAAAATAAAAGGTGATCTCATGGTTCAAGACAAACACAATCTTTTTACTGTAGAAGTTAAGTTCTACAAAGAGTGTGGTTTCAATAGTAAAATTTACACACAGAAAAGTAATAATCTTTTTAAGTGGTGGAGTAAACTATGTAAACAAGCACAACAAATGGAACAAGAACCCTTACTTATTTTTCGAGAGAATCATGGTAAGTTCTTTGCTGCAACAGTAAGAGAACCAAAAAATACATTGCAGTATATGCACATTGCCTGGCTGGGTGCATATATACTTATTGCAGAACACTGGCTAGAAAAAGAGGAGATACAGTTTACAAATGGCAATCACATTCTCAGACCTTGGGAACCCAGCCCCGACTGGCAACTTGCTGATAGTTGATGGACTGAATATTGCATTTAGATGGAAACATCAAGGTGTAACAGACTTCAAGTATGACTATGTTAGAACAGTAGAAAGTCTAGCAAAGTCTTATAATGCAGGTACTATAGTTATTACGGCTGATGGTGGGAGTTCTTATAGAAAGAAATATTCCCAGAATACAAGGCAAACAGAAAAGAAAAATATGCAGAACAAACTCCTCAAGAAGAAAAAGAGTTTGCAATGTTTATGGCAGAGTTTAGTAATACTCTAACATTACTCAAAGAAAAATATCCAGTATTTCAATTCAAGGGAGTTGAAGCTGATGATATTGCAGCATACATTAGTATGAATCTTGATAAGTATGGATTAGACGAATGTTGGATGATTTCATCTGATAAAGATTGGGACTTGCTTATCAATGATAAAGTTTCTCGTTTTAGTACAGTTACTAGAAAAGAAACAACAGTACATAATTGGGACGAACATTATGATTTTGAGATCCCCGATTATATTACATTCAAATGTCTGACTGGCGACAAGGGGGACAATGTTCCAGGAATACCTGGAATCGGTCCAAAGCGTGCAGTACAGCTAATGGAACAATATGGAGACGTTTTTGATATCTACAATGCCTGTCCTATCGATGGAAAGTATAAATATATTCAGAATCTTAACGAAAATGCAGAACAACTTCTGACAAACGTTGAACTTATGGATTTAATTACTTACTCGGAGACAGCTATCGGAGAAGAAAACACAGAGGTTATTAACACAACTTTATTAAGGCACTTAGATGAAAATAGATTATAGTAAAGACAAACTTCTAACAGAGTTTAGTCATAAAACACTAGAGGACAGATACCTCGTTGGGGATGAGAAGTCACCACAAGAGGCTTTTGCTCGAGCAGCAACAGCTTTTGCAGATGATGAAGATCATGCCCAAAGATTATATGATTACGCAAGTAATCTATGGTTTATGTTCTCTACACCCGTACTTTCAAATGGAGGTACAGAACGAGGTATGCCTATCTCATGTTTTCTCAATTATGTAGAAGATAGTAGAGAGGGTATTACAGATCATTACACCGAAAACGCTTATTTATCTTCTTTCGGAGGAGGTATAGGTGGTTCTTGGAGTGCAGTGAGATCACAAGGAACATCAACTTCCAAAGGTTCAGAGTCCACAGGTGCAATTCCTTTTATGAAAGTAGTAGATGCAGAGATGCTTGCTTTTTCACAAGGAGTTACAAGACGAGGGAGTTATGCAGGTTATATGCATATTACACATCCTGAAGTTGAAGAATTTCTAGACATTCGTAAGCCTACTGGTGGAGATATTAATCGTAAGTGTACAAACTTACATCATGGTGTAGTCATAAATGATAAGTTTATGGAAACTATACACAGAGCTACGCATGAACAAAACTTTGATGATAGTTGGGAACTTATTGATCCTCACACACAAGAAGTTAAAAAAGTAGTGTCCGCAAGAACACTTTGGGTAAAATTACTGCAGAATCGCATGGAAACAGGAGAACCTTATCTCATGTTTGAAGATGCTGTAAATGCAGATTTACCCGACTTTCAGAAAAGAAAAGGACTCTATGTAAATCATAGTAATCTTTGTTCTGAAATCACTCTTGCCACAAATGAAGAAAGAACAGCAGTATGTTGTCTTTCAAGTGTAAATCTGGAGTATTTTGACGAATGGTCTAAGATTCCAGCATTTATACCAGACTTAGTACGAATGTTAGACAATGTATTAGATTACTTTATTGAACACGCCCCAAGTCAGATGGAAAAAGCCAAGTACAGTGCCTTCAGAGAAAGAAGTATCGGTCTTGGCGCAATGGGATTTCATGCTTATTTGCAAAGAAACAATATTCCATTTGAAAGTATTGGAGCAAGTGGTAAAAATCACCAAATGTTTAAGCATATCAAACAAGACGCATTACATGAAACTCGTAGACTCGCAGTTGAGAGAGGTGCTTGTCCCGATGATGACTCTTGTGAAGTGCGAAACGCACATTTATTAGCGATTGCTCCAAATGCAAGTTCTAGTATTATTTGTGGAAATACAAGTCCAAGTATAGAACCTTTTCGTGCAAATGCATTTACTCAAAAAACAAAGAGTGGATCATTTTTACTGAAGAATAAATACTTAGAGCAGTTATTAGAGCACAAAAGTGCGAATACCGATAATGTATGGAAAGAAATTGTTGCAAACAAAGGAAGTGTGCAACATCTTGATATTCTTACACCAGAAGAAAAAGAAGTATTTAAAACAGCTGTAGAGATTAATCAATCTTGGGTTGTAGAACACGCTGCAGAAAGACAACAATTTGTTTGTCAATCTCAAAGTGTAAATTTATTCTTTCCGCCTGATGTAAATAAAGGTGATCTACACAATGTACATATGTTAGCATGGGCTAAAAATTTAAAAACATTATATTATTTACGAAGTGAAGCAATCAGCAGAGCTGATAATGTTTCTAGTAAAGTAAAAAGAGAAATAATCTTTGAACAAGAAGATTGTTTAGCATGCGAGGGATAAATGAGTTTATTAGAGGAAAGAGAATATTATAAACCTTTTGTATATCCGTGGGCATTTGAGTTTTACAAGAAACAACAACAAATGCATTGGCTACCTGAAGAAGTGCCATTACAGGATGACATTCGGGATTATAAAGAAAAATTATCAGAGGGTGAAAGAACACTTATAGACAATATATTTAAGTTCTTTACACAGGCTGATGTTGACGTGTGTTGTGGATATGCTAAGCATTATCTACCCACATTCAAACAACCTGAAGTAAGAATGATGCTAGTAAGTTATGCTGCGATGGAAGCAGTACACCAAGAAGCGTATTCTTTACTTTTGGAAACACTAGGAAAGTCTGATGAGATGTACCAAGAGTTTTTTGATATACAAGCTATGTCAGAAAAACATGAGTACTTAACAGACTTCAATATGGACACACCACATGAAATGGCTAAAACAATGGCTGTTTATAGTGGTTTCACCGAAGGAGTTCAGTTATTTAGTAGTTTTGCTATATTATTGAACTACCCAAGACATAATATGATGAAAGGTATGGGACAGATTGTTACATGGTCAATAAGAGATGAGTCTCTACATGTAGAAGGTCTTTCTAAACTTTTTAGAACATTTATTGCAGAGAATCCAGAGATATGGACAGACAAGTTAAAGTATGAAATCTACTGTGCGGCAGAAAGAGTAGTTGAACTTGAAGATAAATTTATTGATATTTGTTTCGATAAAGCAGATATTCCAGATTTAACAGCAGAGGAAGTAAAAGAGTATATTCGTTATATTGCGGATAGAAGATTACTAGGATTAGGTATGAAGAATATCTTTCATAGTAGTGATGAGAACCCTTTGCCTTGGATTGATATGCAGGTTAACGCAGTTGAGCATACCAACTTTTTTGAAAACCGTGCTACTGAGTATGCTAAGGCTAGTACACAAGGAAATTGGCAGGATATATTTAAATGAGTGTACAATCAGAAAACCCTACTATCACAATTAATGATGTAGAGTATAATATTTCCGATCTTTCAGACGACGCAAAGTACTTTATTAATTGCATAAGCAATATAGATAATCAGCTTTCGCAAATAAAGATGAATCAAGACACCATGAATTTGGCTAGAGAAGGTTTTAGTCAGAGATTGGAGAAATTACTTGAACCACCTGTGAGTGAAGAAAGTTAAACAATAAAGGGGCTTAAAGCCCCTTTTTTATTATCTTGCCGTTGTTGGTATTCCACCAGCAACAAATGGATGTTCTGCAAATGCCATAAATATACAGGTTGTACCACTTTGATTCAAAGTTGTCGCACTATTTCGTATTTTAAATCCATTGCTTAAAAAATCTAAACCTATATTATCGTTTGCGTTTTCTGCATCAGGTAGCGATGGATTAATACCATTATTAACTAAATTAAATGTATTTCTTTTATTATCAAACATATACCAATACTTATAATTAGAATCAGCTTTAATTAAAACAAAAGCAGGTTTGAAGCCTGTATAGACAAACGGACCATCTGTACTGGCATTACCAACATATTTGCCAAACTTGCTATAGCCCTGCACCTCTGCGAAACAATAAGCTACAAAAATTCTATAAGAAGCTGTACTGCTACCGCCTCCAACAAAAGTAGTTGATGTTGGTGAAGAAAGAGAACTATTAAATTTATATCCATCTTCGTTAAGTTTAAGATAATCCAAAGAACCATCTAAAACAGTTGTATAAAAATGCCAAAAACCATTAGAGTCTCCTCTTTCTCTTGCTTTATAAATTATAACTTTGGGTGTTACTCCTAAACCATGCCCTACTGTTTCATTTGAACCACTATTCATAGTGTAAGTTAGAATTGAAAATCCAGCATCACTATTTACTTGCACTGTTGATGTAACAGCACCATCATTATTTGTACTTGTCGTACCACCATTGGCTTTCCATTGCCATGCTACAAAAGGTTCTCCACTGGCGTTATAAGCTCCTGAAGTGCTACCTGTTGTAAACCCATCAGTATCAAAAGACTGAAATTTAGTTGTAGGTGATATTGTTCCTTCTACGTCAGTTCTGTCAGTAGATAAAAATTTAGTAACTCCTCTATTACTATCGTGTAAAACAGGTTGATTATCATAGTCACGTCTTTTTATCCAAACTAAATCTGGTTGTAAATCACTATTACCATCATTTGTAATAGCATGAGTATCTGCATTATTTCCTGTATAAGTTTTAACTTGAAAATGTGCTGAAGGATCTTTTATTGTTGAATAAGCCATTATCCGTACTCCTCTAAATTTTTGGTACATAATGCGTAGCCAGATTTTGTATCAAACTCAAAATTACCATAGCCATTGGGGTCTGTATTTCCTGAAGATACTGTAGCATCAAATGGATTACCAAAATTGCAAAATGCTTTCATACCTGTGTTGTAAATAAAAACTACTGGGAAATAAAAATCATTTTCAAAATCGTGAGAAGTTGCAGTATGCCTAGTTGTAAATAATGTGTCGTTTTTATAAATTTTTAAATTTGGATTTGATGAGTCGCATTGAAGTAAAAAACCAAAAACATCACCATCTGCACCAGTTCCTTCGGCGGGTGGGTCAAAATTAAAAGAAGTCCATATTTGAAAACCTGCATTATTTCCTGCTGTTGCTTTATCTGATGTAGTGCTTTGTATAATTGAAGTTGCTAACCATCCAGCACCTAACTCTATTCCGTCTCCACTATTGTTTGCAGATAATTCTACTTCCCAATACCATTTAGCACTTCCCACAAATGGGTTAATTCCTATAGTACCTAATGCACCATTGTAAGAACTACTGCCACCTTGCCTTGTAGTTGCTCCTTGTGTAAAAGTTGTGGCATCACTACCTTGTATGTAGCCTGTATTAAAATTAAGCGTACAAAAATTATTAGTAGGTGTGTCAGTTGCTTGGTCAGCTGATGTGATGTTGACTTCAGTAAAATCATTTCCATTGCCACTTTCATCATCACCTAAGTTAGCTGCATCTGCAAAGTCTAAATAAAAACCATTGCTACCATGTGAGCCTGTATATTCTTTAGGTTTCCATATACCAGTAGCACTATCAAACTCGCCAAAATCTGAAGGTGTTTTTGCTGTTCCGTCTATATAATGAAATTCTGCATGATAGCCATCAGGAGTATGTTGACCTAGCGATGCAGAATTGTGCCTAGAAAACAAACAATTATTACCACTACCTGATCCATCATTGGGAGTAAAAAACTGAGATGTTGCATTTTGTGATGGGTAAGTAGCTGTACTAAAGCTAGTTACTCTGCTTCCATTAATATAAAGTTTTGTTCTTTCAGTGTCTGTGCTTTGAGTTGTGTCCCAAACAGCCATGCAATGATACCACGCTGAAGTATCTCGTAATTTTGCTTGAGACCTCAAACTATGTCTACCAGCACCACCAAAATCAAGACACAGTTGGTCGCTTTCAAAAAATATACCTGAAGAATTACCTGAAGTATTACTGCAATCTACTTCTCTTTGAAAAGTACCTAAAGAAGTTCTTTTAATCCAAAAACTAACTGTTCCAGTTGTTTGAGTTCCTGCTGAACTAAAAGTTCTTCTAAAATATTCACTATTATCAGCTTCAACCTTCAAAGAGTTATCAATCTCATACCCAGTAGATATGCTTCCTCGATTATGTAGCCGTTGTAACGTTTCCATTATGTTTGTGCCATGTTCTGTACTCTGCCAATTTCTTGCCAGACTGAGCCATTATATCGAAAAGCAAATATATCTGTTTTGTTTGCTGTGGCGGTGACTGTTGGTGCTGTTGAAGCTGCAAATTCATAATTAGTATGCCATGCTACAGTATAAGGTGTTCCGCCTTGAGCAATTTCTACGCTAATTATTGCGCCTTCTACAGCATTACTTGGATTATCCATAGTAAGGTTAGTTGAAGGAACAAGATAGGCATTAGCATGTGTTGCTGCATTCCATGAAATAGTTGATCCACTTGTTGCTAGTGCTGTTTGTGTTATGTTTGCTGATTGTGATGTTGTTGCAACTCCTGTTATATTTACTCCACCACTTGCTGTTGCTATTTTTGCTGAGTTATCATAGTAAAGAGTTACTGCTCCATCCTCTACAAAAGCTGCCATAGTTTCTGACCCAGAAGTCATAATATTAATATCATGTGACTTTAGAGAAAGAGCCCCTGTTACTGTGTTATTAATAAAACTATTAGAACCATCATGGAAAATTTGTAAGTCTGATCCATCCCCTAATTTTAATTTTTCGCTGTCTCCGAGTAGTAGGGAATCTCCATCAGGTAGTTCCTTGATATTCTGATTGGATGAATCTACTACGAGAGGATATCTATCTGCCATGTTATGATACTCCTACGTTTACGTTTCCGCTTCTTGCAACAACTACTATGTTGCCATTTGTTACTGATACAGCAGTATTTGATCCTCTGCCCACAACTGTTAGACCTGTGCCTACAGTTGCAAAACTAAGAGTTCCACTGCCGTTTGTTTTTAAAAATTGTCCTGAGCTACCATCAGAAAAACCTAGTTCTGTTATTCCGACTGCTCCTGCTGCGATATATCCGCTTGATACTGTTGTTTTTGCCATTTTATGTTATCTCATCCCATGCTTTGGTTGTTTCGTTCCAAGTATATTCTTGACTCATATCATCATCAGGATATGCTACTGGTGGTTCCCATAAAAATGTTGTACTGTTTAATGTCCACGATGCGTAAGGTTGAGGCGCAATAAATGCATCTCTTTCTGAATCGTATGTATACCCTATTCCTGCATAATTTTTTCTTAAGGGTGTTCCACCCTTAGAGTGTTCACCCCCATAAGTATTGTAACTTGTTTGAATCCATTCTCCTGGAGCTTCGTCTACAAAACTATCAAAAAAGTCTAGTTCTGCTACTATTACCTTTTCTACTATTCCATCTACTACTTTTGCAAAATGTGCCATATTATACCTCGTACCTTATAATTACTATTCCTGAGCCGCCAGATCCACCATCACCACCTGCGTGTGTATAGCTACCTCCGCCTCCACCGCCAGTGTTTGCTGTTCCAGAAGTTGCATTACCGCCACCTGCATCTCCAGCTCCGCCTCCGCCTGCGCCACCTACTCCTGCTGTTGGGTTTTTGCCGCCACCACCACCACCGGCTCTTGTTACTGCTGAACCAGTAATTGACGATGCAACACCTGCTCCACCATTAGGATAGCCAGTACTCGCTGCTACACCTACTGCACCTGCTCCGCCTCCTCCTGAGCCACCATTATTGGGGCTTGCTCCCCCTGCATATCCTTGACCTGTTGTGCCGCTGCCTGCTGTTCCACTGTTTGATGAATAAGTCCAACTACCTCCGCCAGAACCTCCATTCAATCCATTTGTAAGTGTGTTGTTTGGATTTCCTTCCCCACCTGCACCTCCACCTATACTTGTTATTCCAAGTGCAGTTGAGTTACTTCCACTAACAGGATTACTATTAGAGACAACTCCACCGGCTCCGCCTGCTCCAACAGTAATTGTATATGCTTGAGGTGTTACACTAAATGTGCCTTCAGCGGATGCTCCACCGCCTGAAGTTGCTCCTGAAACATTTGTACGATAGCCACCTGCTCCGCCTCCTCCAGCTGTTCCTGAACCGCCTCCACCGCCTCCTGCAATGACAAGATATTCTACAGCTCCTCCACTGGTAACAGTAAAAGTTCCACTCGATGTGAAAGTATGTATTTTATAGCCACCTACTGTTGTTTCTGTTCCACCTGAAGCAGCTACACCTGTTGTATCTGTTGCAAACCAACCATCTCCGTTGTAATATTCTACATAATCTAGAGTAGTGTTGAAACGAACCATTCCAGCTGTAGGAGAGCCGGGTCTTTGTGCTGTAGTTCCTGCGGGCAATGTTATTGAGCCTGTACCACTAAAAGCAGGATTGTCTGCAATCTTGGCAGAGGTTATAGCATCATCAACTATAGAAGCTGTAACAACTGCACTAGAAGCTAATTGATCTGCTCCCACCGCATCATCTGCAATCTTGGCTTGACTTATTGCATCATCGGCTATCTGAGTAGTTCCTACGACTCCGTCTCCAATTACTCCTGCTTTGATTTTGGTGGTCATTGTTTATCTCCTTAAACTGTTGGCAATTCGCCTAATGGTCTTACTGCTGGGTCTGCATCATTATAGACATAAAGAGCTGCTAATGCATCTACATCTGATACGGCATCAATTGCTGTACACATTTCGTTTGCTTTTGTTCTTACCGCTGCTCTCTTTGTTGTTGTATCGCTTGGTACTGCTGTTCCGCCTTCTGCAGCTCTTACTACCATCCAATCTGTTGGTGCTAGTATACCCGCTGCTTGTTGGTTAATGACTTCTTTATGTGAAGTTTTTAAATCTGCAATAGTTTTTGCAGTTGCGCTTGCAAATGCTTTTGTTACAGTTCTAGCGCTTGAATCCCATGTTATTGACTCTGCTCCATTGATGTAATAAGCTTGATCTTTTAAATTGCTATTGTCTACTACAATTTCATAGAGTCCAATTGCTTCTTTCTCCGATGTTGACCATAAAGTAAAAATACTTGCGGGATATTGAATGTCCCCAAGTGTAAACCCTTTAGGTCTATTAAATGTTTTTGTTATAGAATTACTTTCTACTAATGCCCACATAATATTTCTCCTAGTGTGCTTTGGCGAATATTCGCCGTGTTATCTTGCCGTTGCCGGCGTTCCTGTTGATGTTACGAATGGCTGTTCTGCAAATGCCATGTAGATGTATGTTAAGCCACTTGAGTTTTGCGTTCCATTGGTATTTCTCATTTTAAATCCATTTGAAAGAAAATCTATGTAACCACTTGATTCTTCGGCATCAGCTAAATTTACTCTTAATCTTTCGTCTATTTGATTAGATGAAACTGCACCTGTGGACATATCCCAGTTTTTATTTGAGTTTCTTGCTTTGACTATAACCAAAGCAGGTTTAAAGCCTGTATAAACAAAAGTACCATTAGTGTTTCCATTACCGACATAAGAACCAAACTTGCTGTAGCCTTGTTTTTCTGCGAAGCAGTAGGCTAGATAATCTGTACTAGCAAGTGCTGTATTACCTGATTGCATTCCAAAAACTGAAGATGTCATACCTGCACCCCAAG